CCACGACTAACACTGCTCCACCTTCAGAAACTTAGGAAATGTCGCGATATCGAGAAATACGAAACTGCTCAACATATTAATTTTCTGCCAGATATGTATGCTGTATCAGCAGAACAAGATCCCGGCGGCATGGGTCTTTAACAATATAAGATATAAAAGGAAATTATGAGCACATTATCACAATTTATGGGCGGAACAATAACCGGTTACACCTAATCATCGACATATACTTCATCTCAAACCGTAACTGTACCTGTCGGCACTAAACGCATCGAAGCATTATTGTGCGGTGGCGGTGGATCTGGCGCATCATCAAATGGTGCATTTGGTACGGGCGGTAACGGATTCGCAATCTTCCGCTTCTATTACTAAGATAAATTATTACTAAACACATATCAAAACATAGTAGTTTATGATGTGTGTTTAGTAACTAAATAATACTGCTAATCAATAGTATTTCAAATTATAGCGTCTTTTGATGCCATATCTATGCACTTTATCACACAATAAGTTAAATATCATTAATACCATTTAGCGATGGTTGTTAGTACTTTTATTAATTAAGGAGATAGAGCATGTCACAACAAAGAAAGCTTGAGCAGGTATTGGATCTTTTATTATCAGAAGATTCAGACCAAGCAGCCGAATTGCTCCACCAGATTATCGTAGAAAAAGCAAGGACCATTTACGAAAGCATTGTCGACGAAGAAGACGACAGCGAAGATAAAGAAGACCTTGACGAATCCGACGAAGTTGGCGGCGCACCTAGCGAAGATTTTACAGATGAAATTTCGTCCGACAAAGAAGAAATTGACAGCGACGAAGAACAAGACGGCGAAGCCAGTGATGAAGATGACAGCGAAGACGACGATAGCGAAGACGACGAGTTCGGTGGTGAAGATGAATTCGGTGGCGAAGACGAAGGTTCCACAGAAGATCGCGTCGAAGATCTAGAATCTCAATTAGCTGAACTTCGTGCAGAATTTGATGCGCTAATGGGTGAAGAAATGCAAGAACCAGAGCATGCTGATTTAGCAGACGAGTTTGGTGATGAAGAAGATGAATTCGGTGGCGAAGACGAAGGTGAATTCGGTGCAGAACAAGGTACAAATGGTATGCCAGATTTTGGCGGCAATGAACAAGTTGTAGGCGAAGTTGTAGCTACAATGTATGAGAAAAAGAAAGCTGCTAAATTAGAAGTTGCAAAACAAGCTAAGAAAGGCGACCTTAAAAAGAAAGGCGAAAAGAAGGTTGACGAAGAAACTAAGTTTTTAAACAAAGTTGCTGACACAGGTCAACGCGGTACAGCTAAATTAGTCGGTACTGGTAAAGATACACCACTTGGCGCAGAACAAAACAAGTCTCCATACACATCTATACCAGCACGTAAAGATTATGGTGGCAAACCAACTAAAATCGGTGGCGGCACTGGTGGCGAATATGGCAAATACAATGGTGATTCTGCAGCAAGCAAGACACCTACAGACAATGTAAATGTTAAGCCAAAAAATTCCTCAATGAAGGCTGATACTACTGCTAAGTATACTGGTGGTAAATCAGCAGGTGAAGGGTTTTCTAAGTCTCCGTTGACTAAGAAGCCTACATAAGGAACGTGGCTAATATGTCAAATAAACTGTACGAGTTCTTATCCTTTGATAAGGCGCACGTCCAACTTCTTGAAGAAGATAACAAGCAAGGTGGTAAAGATCTCTGCATGAAAGGGATCTTTATCCAAGGCGATGTGAGAAATCAGAACCAGCGTGTTTATCCTATGCGAGAAATTGCAAAAGCAGTTAATAGCATTACTGAAAAACTAAGCAGCGGCCAATCAGTTATGGGAGAGCTCGACCACCCAGAAGAGCTTTCGATTAACCTTGATCGCGTTAGTCACCTGATCACAGAAATGTGGATGGAAGGTGCAGATGGGTACGGTAAGTTGAAAATAATCCCAACTCCGATGGGAAACATTATTAAAACATTGTTACAATCGGGCGCAAAGTTAGGTGTTTCATCCCGTGGTTCAGGAAACGTTGGTGACGACGGGTCAGTCTCCGAATTTGAGATTGTAACTGTCGACATTGTTGCACAACCGAGTGCTCCAAATGCGTATCCTAGAACAGTGTATGAAAGTCTTATGAACATGAAAGGTGGCTCGCGAATAGTAACAACCGCAAGGGAAGCACTAAACGAAGCCGCTGCACAGAGACAACTTGTTAAAGACCTTCAAAGATTTATTCAAGAGTTAAAAATTTAGGAGAACTCAAGATGGCAAAAAAATTAGATGAACTCTTGAGTGAAAGCGTTGGATTATCTGAAGATACCAGGACTCAAATCATTGGGTTGTGGGAATCTAAGATTACCGAAGCACGTGAAGAAGTTGCAGCAACACTCCGTGAGGAATTTGCTCGTAAGTTCGAACATGATAAAGGTGTCTTAGTTGAATCTATGGATCGTTTCTTAACAGACAAAGTCCGCGTTGAACTCGAAGAATTCGCCGATGACAAGAGAAAACTTGTTGCTGAACGTATTGCTTACAAAAGTAGAGTCGTTGAACACACAGGAATGCTAAACAAATTCATTACAGAGTCTGTAGCAAAAGAGATGAAAGAGTTTTATGCCGAAAAGAAGGCTATGAAGGAAAACTTCGGAAAACTTGAAAACTTTCTTTTGAAACAACTTGCTGAAGAAATCCGTGAATTCCGAGCTGACAAGAAGTCCTTAGTTGAACAGAAAGTCAAAATGGTTACGGAAGGTAAGCAGAAGCTGCAGGAGACAAAGACACAGTTTATCAAGCGTGCTGCTCAAATTATTGAATCCAAAGTTGAAAAGACTTTGCGTTCTGAAATTAGTCAATTCAAGGATGACATTCGTGTTGCCCGTGAAAACGATTTTGGCCGCAAGATTTTTGAAAGCGTAGCTGCTGAATTCATGACTTCGTATTTAAACGAAGGTACTGAAATTAGCAAGATGCAAAAGATGTTAGAATCTAAGAAAAACGAAATGAAAGCTCTTCAGGAAACTGTTAAAAAGAGCAAGACTTTAGTTGAATCTATGGATACTAGATTAAAGGCATCGCAGGACTTGGTTGAGAGACAGAAAGTTATGAATGAGTTACTTGCACCATTATCGAAAGATAAGCAAGGTGTAATGAAAGAATTGCTTGAATCGGTTCAGACAAAGAATTTGCAAGGTTCGTACAACAAGTATTTGCCAAGCGTTCTAAATGAAGCTGAAACACGTAAACCTGTGTCAGGAAAGACACAGTTAAATGAAGCAACATTGTCAGCCAAGACAGGTGACAGAGCGAGGGTCGCTCAAACCGAAGAGTCGGAATACACTTCGGATATGAAAAAGATTTTGTCGTTAGCCGGCATTAAAAAGTAAATAGGAGAATATAATGGCAACAAAGCTATTTGAATCAAACTGGGGCGCTACAAAAGAAGCCCTTTTAGAAGGTCTTTCGGGAACCCGCCGTCAATCCATGGACGTAGTGTTTGAAAACACTCGTAGATACTTGGCTGAATCGGCTACCGCAGGTGCCACACAAGCGGGTAATATCGCTGTACTTAACAAGGTAATGTTACCGCTTATCCGTCGTGTTATGCCGACAGTTATCGCTAACGAAATCATGGGTGTTCAGCCTATGACAGGCCCTGTTGGTCAAATCCACACATTGCGCGTTCGTTATGCGAACACCGCAGCAGGCGTTACAGCCGGTACTGAAGCACTCGGCCCATTTGAAATTGCTAAGGCATATTCAGGTAACGAAGTTCAGGCAGATCCAGCAGCAGCTTCTACAGCACGCATGGAAGGCGTACCAGGTAACAAGTTAAGCATCCAAATCTTGAAAGAGACTGTGGAAGCGAAAACTCGCAAACTATCTGCACGCTGGACATTTGAGGCTGCACAAGACGCAAATGCAATCCACGGTATCGATATCGAAGCTGAAATCATGCAGGCACTTGCACAAGAAATTACTGTTGAAATCGACCAAGAAATGTTGTACAAGCTAGGTTCGTTGGTTCCTGTTGCTCCAACAACATTCAACCAAGCTGCGGTTTCTGGTACAGCTACATATGTTGGTGACGAAATGGCTGCTCTTGCAGTTATGATCAACCAGCAAGCTAACTTGATCGCTGCACGTACACGTCGTGGTGCTGCTAACTGGTGTGTTGTTTCGCCTACAGCGTTGACAATCCTTCAGTCTGCTACAACATCTTCGTTTGCACGTACAACAGAAGGTACATTTGAGGCACCCACAAATACAAAGTTTGTTGGTACATTGAACTCCACAATGCGCGTTTATGTTAACCAGTACGCTTCCGATGGCGATCCAGTATTGATGGGTTACAAAGGACCTACTGAAACAGATGCAGCAGCTTACTACTGCCCATACATTCCGTTGATGAGCGTTGGTCCAGTTATGGATCCACAAACTTTCGAACCAGTGGTTAGCTTTATGACTCGTTATGGATATTTAGAGCTGACTAATACTGCGAATTCCTTCGGAAATGCTGCGGACTACCTTTCCAAGGTAGGAATAGATTCGTCTACGTTAAAAT